CCTGGCTGACGCGGCCAGCTTCCGCACCCGGGTCAAGGTCGCCGTGGTCACCGCTGCGGCCAACGTGGTGCACGAGGACCCCACCGGCATGAGCCAGTCCCACGCGGACAAGCGTGCGGTGCTGGCTCGCAGCATCCTGGCCGACCCGGCTACCTACGCCGCGCTGTTCGTGTGGCCGGTCGTGGCCAACGTGAGCATCGCCACGAGCGGGCTGGACAGCAGCGACGGGGACCTGGCCTACCAGGTGTCCGCAGTGTTCGACGCCATGGCTGGGGTTACCCCCCAAGACCTGGCCACCACCTGAGAAGGGACGCAGCATGAAGCTCAAGCACAGCACGGGTGGACGGCAGATCGACGTAGCCCCGCAGCACGTGTCCATGTACGAGTCGCAGGGGTGGGTGCGGGTGACCGCGCCGACCACCGCCAAGCGCACCGCGCGCCCGCGTGCCGGGAGCAGCGCAGCGGCTGGCAGCGACACCACCCTGACCGGCGCCAGCAAGTAGGGCACCGATGGTCCGCGCAACCATTCCCGACACCCTGGACGCCCTGCGCGTCCCTATCGACGGCCTAACCCCCTACGGGAACAACCCTCGCCGGGGCAACACCGACGTGATCGTGGACAGCTTGCAGCGTCACGGCCAGTACCGCCCCATCGTGGTGCGGGCCAAGACGTTTGAGGTGCTGGCCGGTAACCACACCCTGGCCGCAGCGCGCGAGCTGGGGTGGGACGAGATCGCCGCCACCTTCGTGGAGTGCACCGACGACGAGGCCGCGCGCATCGTGCTGGTGGACAACCGCGCCGGGGACCTCGGCAGCTACGACGACGAGCTGCTGGCCGAGCTGCTGTCCTCCCTGCCGGACACCAGCGGCACCGGGTACGACGACGACGACCTGGCCGTGCTGCTGGCCCTGCAAGACAAGGACCACGACCCGGGCGACCTGGACAAGGCGCTGGCCGAGGCCGACGAGTCCGCGTGGCCATGGGTCAAGGTGCAGCTTGACCCGGAGAACTACGCGCAGTTCCAGTCCCTCCCCGGGGAGACGGACCTAGAGAAGGTGCTGGGGCTGCTGCACCGGGACGGAGCCGTGGCCGCATGACGGACAAGATTCTGGACGTGTCCTGCACGGCGCTGCTGCTGCTGGTGCTGGCCGGGTACGCGTACGGCTTCGTGTGGCTGCTGGTGACGCTGGCCGGGTGGCTGGCGTGAAGGAGGACCACGGGCGCGAGCAGGGTCCCATCGACTGGACGCTGGTGTTCTTCTACGCCCTGGTGCTGGGGGCCTGCCTCATCGTGTGGGGCTTCTTCGTGTGGGCCGTCATCCAGGTGGCCGGGTAAGCCCCGTGGCCGTGAACATGCTGGTCAGCTACGCGTTCTTCGCCAACGACGACCTGTCTGCGTTTCGCCGGAGCATGCCGTGCGGTCGGCTGCTGCTGGACAGCGGGGCCTTCACCGCGCTGTCGGTGGGCAAGCGCATCGAGCTGGCCGCGTACGCGGACTTCCTGACCACCTGGCACGGAAGCTATGACCACGCGGTCACCCTGGACGTCATCGGCAACCCGGAGGCCACCGCGCGCAACACGCGCAAGCTGCACGGCATGGGACTACCGGTGCTCCCGGTGTTCACCAGGGGTGGGAAGTCTGCGGACTTCGACGCCATGGTGCGCGACAGCGGCTACGTGTGCGTGGGTGGCGGCGTGGGCATGCCCCCTGCGGTCGTTATCAAGCGCCTGCGCGCCTTGCAGCTACGCGCGCAGGAGCTGGGTGGGGGCATCCACGCGCTGGGCGTGGGCAACCTGGAAGGGCTGCGCAGGATCAGGCCCTACAGCGCGGACGCCAGCAACGTGAGCAGCGCGTTCCGGTTCGGCACGGTCATCTGCTACGACGGTCGCCGGTTGCGGGTGTTCCAACACACCGATCACGCCAAGCTGCGCGCCAACCTGCACCACTTCAAGGCGCAAGGCCTGGGGTCGCAGGTCACCGAGCTGGTGCGCACCGGTCGCCAGCCGACCGGCACCGCGCGCAAGGGGCTCATGCGCGGACTGTCCGTTGCCTACGCGTGTGCAGATGAGGACACGGTGCGCTTCCAGGTACCGGTCCCACACGGCATCGCCGACACCCCGGGAACGCACATGTATTCGGCGATCACCGGCTCCCACCTTGCCCCCACGGTGGCCGAGCTGGACGGTCTGCTGCACGAAGGTGCGTGGACCGCGCCGATGTGGGACCGGTACCGCTACCGGCACCAGGCGCAGTGTCGGGCCAAGGTGCACGTGTGAGCAACGTAGACGCGGGGACGGACTTCGGACTGTGGCCCGACGAAACCAGCCGCCTCATGTATCACGCGGCCATGCCCGCGCTCCTGGTGGGTACCGACCGCAGCGGGTGGACCCTGGACCTCGGTGGCGGCAACGGACTGTCCCGGCAATGGTTCGACCTGGTGGTCACCGTAGACAGCGACGCGGGCAAGCACCCCGACGTGGTGGCTAACATCACCACCTGGAAGCCGCTCTACCCCGTGGACCGGGTGCTGCTGCGCTACGTGCTGCACTACCTGTCCGACTTCGACGTGTGCGCGCTCATGGCCCACATCGCCAGCTACCACCACGGCCCGCTGACCGTGATCCAGTTCGTCAACGACGACCTGGGGGCCAAGCTGGCCAACAGCGTCAACGAGGACAAGTGGTTCCGCTCCGAGGAGGAGCTGCGCGACCTGCTGCGCCCCTGGCAGGTGCAGCACCGGGTAGCCGTCGAGTACGAGGTGGTGCCGGAGTTCTACGCCAACCGGCTGGGCCACCCCAACCCCACCGGCCACCGTGAGCGCGTGGTGGCCTACGACCTCACCAAGGACACCGCGTGACCTACACCATTGAGAAGGACTTCGCGTTCTCGGCCAGTCACCAGCTCGACGGGCTACCGGACGAGCACCAGTGCGGTCGGCTGCACGGACACAACTACGTGATCCGTGTACGCCTGACCGGCACCAGGTTGCTGGGACCGGGCTTCCTGTTCGACTACGGCGACCTCGCGCCGGTCAAGGCGATGATCGACAACGAGCTGGACCACCGGCACCTCAACGACGTGATCGCCAGCAACCCCACCGCCGAGCGCCTGGCCCGCACCATCGCCGGTGCCTGCACGGAACGCCTCAACCTGCCACCCGGCATCACGGTGTCGGTCGGGGTGTCCGAGACGCCAAAGACCTGGGCGTGGTGGACCCCGTGACCGCCGTGGCCGACGTGCTGCGCGACACGCTGATCCCGGTGAGCGAGGTGTTCGGGCCAACGTTCCAGGGGGAAGGGCCGCACGCCGGGGTGCGTACCGGCTTCGTGCGCCTGGGGCTGTGCAACCTGTCCTGCGAGTGGTGCGACACCCCCTACACGTGGGACCGCAAGCACTACGACGTGGACAAGGAGTGCCCGCCCACCCTGGTGGGGGAGGTGCACGACCGGCTGCGCGCGCTGGACGTGCGCACCGTGTGCCTGTCCGGTGGGGAACCCTTGATGCACAAGGCCAAGCTGCCCGCGCTGCTGTCCTCGGAGTGGTCCTGGCACTGCGAGACGAACGGCACCATCGGTCCACCGGCCTACTGGCAGAACATGGTGGCCCACACCAGCGTCTCCCCGAAGATCAACACCCGCGACCCGGAGAAGAAGCGGCTCAAGCGCGGTGCGCTGGGGGCGTGGAACGACCTGGCCGACAAGGGGTTGGCTGCCTTCAAGTTCGTGTGCCGCGCACCGCGCGACCTGGACCGGGTGGCCGACGTGGTGGAGCTGGTGGGCATCGCCGCCCACAACGTCTGGATCATGCCCGAGGGCACCACGGAGCGCGAGCTGCTACCCCGGCACCGCGCGCTGGCACCCTTCATCGAGGCACGCGGGTGGAACACCACCACCCGCCTGCACACCTTGCTGTACGGACAGGAGCGTGGACGATGAGCGGTTACACGATCCCGGACGTGACCGACGAGCTGGACACCGCGCTGTCCGGCATGCGCGCACTGCTGCGGCTGCTGGGGGAGGACCCCAACCGACCCGGGCTCATCAACACCCCGGCCCGCGTCATCAAGGCCTACATGGAGATTGCAGCTCGACCAGGTGACCCCGGGCTCGACCTGGCCGTGGTGTTCTCTGACGTGAAGCACCCCGGCACCCCGGTGACCGTAGGCCCTATCCCGTTCGTATCGCTGTGCGAGCACCACCTGCTCCCGTTCACCGGTACCGCGTGGGTGTCCTACGTGCCACGCAAGGGTCGCGTGGTGGGGCTGTCCAAGCTGCCCCGCACGGTCGCACACTTCGCCGGACGCCCGCAGGTGCAGGAACGCCTTACCGCGCAGATTGCGGACGCCCTGGTGGACAACCTGCAACCCCTCGGCGCGGCGGTGCTGGTGCGCGGGGAGCACACCTGCATGAGCCTGCGCGGGGCCAAGACCGAAGGTGCGCTGATGGAGACGTTCGACCTGCGCGGGAACATGCAACAGGACCCCTACCGGCGCGAGTTCCTGGAAGCGACGAAGCGGTGAGCACGAGTGAGGAGCACGTGCAGCTTGCCGCACGGGTGCTGAACCTGCGGCGTGCTGGTGCGCAGTTCGACACCATCGCGGAGCGGCTGAACCTCCCGGAGAACCTGGTGCGGGAGCTGTTCGACCAGGCCCTGACCACCATTGACCAGGACGTGCGCCGTGCCCTGGAAGTGGACCGCCTGGACCGGCTGCACATGGCCGTGTGGCAGGCAGCCGCAGCCGGGGACCTGGCAGCAGTGGACCGGGTGCTCAAGATCAGCGAGCGCCGCGAGAAGGTGCTCAACGACCCCCGCGACAACGACCACGCGCTGCGCGATGCGTTCGACGCCTCGGTGCACACCAGCACGCAGGTGCAGGACGTGGACAGCGCGCTGGTGGAGGCGGGTCGAAAGATCGCGGACCGCGTAGACGCCGCCGTGGCCAGCGGGGACGGCTACGAGACGACCAAGGCGCTGTACCTGGTGCCGCACATGGTCAACGTTCTGCGCGAGCTGCTGGCCACCCCTGCATCGCGCCACAACGCCGGGCTGGCCGGGAAGGCAGCCAAGGAGTCCAAGCTGGCCCAGCTTCGCAGCGTGCATCACCCGGGACAGCAGACGGGATGACCGCCATGTATGTGCACCGCTTCGACGCCACGGACCCCCGTCTCGGGCGGCACGTCGCGCACGACCCGGCCAGCAAGGGGTTCGCGCTGCGCCCCACGCTGGACCGCAGCACCTGGCACACCAGGACCATCCGGCTGTACGACCCGAACCCCAACCCCAACCAGGTGATCGGGGACTGCACCGGGTGCGCCAAGGCCATGCAGCTCAACGCCGTGGGCAACCGCAGGCGCGGGGTGGTGCTCAAGCTGACCGACGCCGACCAGGTGTACGCGCTGGCCACCCGCCTGGACACCTTCCCCGGTTTCTACCCGCAGGAGGACACCGGCAGCACGGGCCTGTACGCCGCCAAGGCTGCGCAGCAGCTCGGGCTCGGTGGTGCGTACCGCTGGCTGTTCGGCGGCGCGGACGACGTGGTGCAGGCGACCATGGACGGCAACGTGGTGAACGTTGGCACCGAGTGGCACTACGACATGTTCCAGCAGGACGGCCAGGGCATCGTGCACCTGGGTGGCGGTGTTGCCGGGGGGCATGAGTGGACCGTGCGCGGCTACGACGCGGACCGGGACCTGGTGCTCGGGCGCTGCTGGTGGGGTGGCTTCCGCGACTTCTGGATTGCCCGCGCCGACCTGGACACGCTGCTGCGCAACGACGGGGACGCGCACGTGCAAGCGAGGGCCTAGCTTGCTGCTCGGGGTAGAGGAGCCACGCATCTTCACCCCGCCGCTGCGGGACCTGAGCAACCCTGCCAACACGCTGGGGCACTCGGTGATCGTGTTCTCCAACGAGGTGCTGGGGGTGCACCTGCTCCCGTGGCAGCGGTGGCTGCTGCTGCACATGCTGGAACTGCGCACGGACGGCAGCTTGCGCTTCCGCACGGTGGTCATCCTGATGGCCCGCCAGAACGGCAAGTCCACGCTCTCGCAGGTGCTCGCGCTGTGGTTCATGTACGTGTACGGCGTGGCCCTGGTGCTGGGCACCGCGCAAGACCTGGACACCGCCGAGGAGGTGTGGCAGGGCGCGGTGGACCTGGTGTTGGAGACGGGCGAGGACGACGAGCCGCTACGCCCGGACCTGCACGCACTGCTGGACCGCGTGGTGATGGTCAACGGCAAGAAGTCCCTGGTCCTCAAGTCCGGCGAGCGCTACAAGGTCAAGGCTGCGAACCGACGCGCGGGCCGAGGACTGTCCGGCGACGTGGTGCTGCTGGACGAGCTGCGCGAGCACCAGAGCTGGGACGCCTGGGGCGCGATCACCAAGACCACCATGGCCCGCGCCCTGGGGCTCATCCTGGCGCTGTCCAACGCAGGGGACGCCACGAGCGTGGTGCTGCGGTACCTGCGCAAGCTGGCACACGCAACCCTCGGTGACCCGGACGGCATCAACCGCGAGGACACCAGCGGGTTGCCCCTGTTGGACGAGCTGCCCGACGAGGACTTGGCCGTCGAGGATGACGACACGCTGGCGATCTTCGAGTGGTCCGCACCCCCGCATTGCAGCGTGCACGACCGGAACGGGTGGGCCATGGCCAACCCGTCCCTCGGCTACACCATCAGCGAACGCAACATCGCGTCCGCGTGCCGAACCGACCCGGAGTGGATTTTCCGCACCGAGGTGCTGTGCCAGTGGAGCGAGGGCACCCTGGAAGGTCCGTTCCCACCCGGTGCTTGGGAGGCGTGCGCGGACGCGAGCAGCACCCGCGCACCAGGTGCACCCGTGGCGCTGTGCGTGGACGTGAGCTGGGACCGGGCCACCACGCACGTAGCCCTGGCCACCACGCGCAGTGACGGCCTGGCCCATGTCGAGGTCATCGCCAGCCGCGCGGGCACCGATTGGGTGGGGGAGTGGTTGACCAGCGAGGAGCGCAGCGAGGACGTGCGCACCGCACCCGTAGCTGTGCAGGCCAAGGGCGCACCAGCGTCCTCGCTGCTGGGCCAGCTCACCGCAGCCGGGGTCAACGTCGTGGAGTGGAGCGGTGCGGCGCTGGGGGCGGCAACGGGCGGCTTCTACGACCGGGTGCGCGCGGCAGTAGGTGAGGGGGAAGCCCCCACTGCGCTGCGGCACCGCAACCAACCCCTGCTCAACCTGGCCACGGCCACGGCCAGCACCCGACCGCTGGGTGACGCGTGGCTGTGGGACCGCCGACGTTCCCCAACCGACGCCAGCCCGCTGATAGCCGTAACCGGTGCCCTGTGGTGCCTGACCAGCGGAGCACCCAAACCGCGCACCCCTTCCGCCTACGAGCGCCGCCGATTGGAGGTTCTGTAGTGAGCTTCCTCGACCGGTTCCGCAAGGTGCAGGCCATAGACGGTGTGTTCACACCACCGGGCGACTACTACGGGTCCTGGCAGCTCAGCACCGAGGACTACGAGCGCATCCTGGGCCTGTCCCCGGCTGACATGTGGCGCACGCAGCCGTACCTGCGCACCGTGGTGACCTTCCTGGCACGCAACATCGCGCAGCTCGGGCTGCACACCTTCCAGCGCAAGGACGAGAACGACCGGCTGCGCGTGCGCGACGGCGTGGGCGCGCTGCTGGCCACCCCGAACAGCACCATGACCAGCTACGAGCTGGTGTACGCCCTGGTGGCCGACCTGGCGCTGTACGACGTTGCCTACTGGCTCATCAGCGACGACCCCAAGAACCCGCTGTCCCGGCTCCCGGTCACCTGGGTGACCGCTCGGGGTGGGGACGCCACCGGTCCGGCCTTCTACGACGTGAAGCTCAACGACCGAGGGGAGGCCGCGCGCATCCCCGCTGACCAGGTGCTCACCTTCCACGGGTGGCACCCGGCCAGCCTGGCGCTGGGTAGCAGCCCGGTGCACGCGCTGCGCGAAATCCTGGCCGAGCAGGTGCAGGCAGCCAAGTACCGCGAGGCCGTGTGGAAGCGCGGCGGCAAGGTCGGGTCGGTGCTCACCCGCCCCGCCACCGCCCCGGAGTGGTCCCCGGAGGCACGCGCGCAGTTCAAAGCCGATTGGGACGCGCAGTTCACCGGCAACGGCTCCCGGGTGGGTGGCACCCCGCTGCTAGAGGACGGCATGACGCTGGGTCGCGTGGACTTCTCGGCCCACGACATGCAGTTCATCGAAGGCAGCCGCCTGGCCCTCAACACCGTGGCCAGCGTCTACCACATCAACCCGACCATGATCGGGCTGCTGGACAACGCCAACTACAGCAACGTGCGCGAGTTCCGGCGCATGCTCTACGGCGACACGCTGGGGCCGACCATCGCGCAGATTGAGGACCGGATCAACGCGTTCCTGGTGCCCAAGCTGGACGCGCGCCCGGACCTGTACGTGGAGTTCAACATCGACGAGAAGCTGCAAGGCTCCTTCGAGGAGCAGACCACGGCCTTGCAGTCCAGCGTCGGTCGCCCGTGGATGACCGCCAACGAGGCGCGCGCGCTGCGCAACATGCCCGCCATCCAGGGCGGGGACGACCTGGTGACCCCGCTCAACGTGCTGGTCGGTGGACAGGCGAGCCCCACGGACAGCGCACCCCCGAAGGGTGCACCCAAGCTGGGCACGCGTGCGGGCAACCTGTTCCTGCTCAAGGCGCGCGCCACCGACCGGCAGGCCGAGCAGGTGGCCACCGTGCTGCGGACGTTCCTCAAGCGGCAGGGTGCTGCGGTCCTGGGCAAGCTGGACGGCCAGGACTGGTGGGACGAGGAGCGGTGGAACCGAGAGCTGGCCACCGACCTGCACCAGGTGGCCATGACCGTTACCACGGCGCTGGGGCAGACCGAGGCCGTCAGCCTGGGCTTCGACCCCGAGGACTACGACCCGGACCGCACCAAGGCCTTCCTGCTCGCGGTGGCCGACCGGTACGCGTCCAACATCAACCTGACCACCAAGGCGCAGCTTGACGCTGCGGTGGCCGACGATGACGCGGACCCCGCCGACGTGTACGCCGACGAGGCCACGGACACCCGCTCCCGGGGGATAGCCACCGGGGTGGCCACCTTCCTGGCCGGGTTTGCCACCAACGAGCTGGGCGCGCAGCTCAAGGCCAGTCGCAACGTCGAGCCGACCAAGACGTGGATCACCGGCACCAACCCCCGACCGGCACACGCCGACATGGACGGGGAGACGGTGGGCATTGACGACACGTTCTCCAACGGGATGCCCTGGCCCGGTAGCGGTGGCGGCGACCCGTCCGACGTGGCTAACTGCAACTGCACCGTCCAGATCAACGTCCCGTGACCAGGTACGTTCCGCCCACGGTGTACGAGCGGCACGCCACGGTGGTCAAGGTGGTGGACGGGGACACCCTGCACCTGCTGACCGACCTGGGGTGCGACACCACGCTGGCCATGATCGTGCGGCTGTACGGGATCAACGCCCCGGAGAAGTCCACCACGGCGGGGGTGGTGGCCCGGGACTTCGTGCAGCGGTGGGTGGACACCAGCGGCCCCACGTTCGTGCTGCGCACCGTCAAGGACAGCCGGGAGAAGTACGGGCGCTATCTGGCCGACCTGGTGCCGATAGCGGGCGGGGACACGCTGTGCGCCGCGCTCCTGGCCAGCGGTAACGCCGTCTACTACCTGCCCTAGCACTACCCACACGCGCCCGGGGGCGGTGCACAGCGCCGCGCAGCACCGCCCCGGGGTAACCACCCCACCCCGCACCCCTGCGCGCCGCACAGAGGCGCACAGCACCGCGCACCGCACCCAACCCCACCAAGGAGGGCCACCGCATGCCCACAAAGTCCTTCCCTGTGCCGCGCGAGTCCATCAAGGCAGGCACCGACGACGGCTTGCAGCCGGGCCAGTTCCGCGCGCTGGTGTCCGTGTTCGGCAACAAGGACAGCTACGGCGACGTGGTGGTGCCTGGTGCGTTCACCGACACCCTGGCTGACTGGAAGTCCAGCGGCGACCCCATCCCCGTCTACTGGTCGCACCAGATGCAGGACCCCGACATGAACATCGGGTGGCTGCTGGACGCGCAGGAGACGGACAAGGGCCTGGAAGTGCTGGCCCAGCTCGACGTGGAGGAGGGCGGCAGCCCCAAGGCCGCGCAGGCCTACCGGCTGCTCAAGGGACGCCGGGTCAAGGAGTTCAGCTTCGCCTACGACGTACTGGAAGGCGGCCCCGTCGAGAAGGACGGCGACACCTTCTTTGAGCTGCGCAAGCTCAAGCTGTACGAGGTTGGCCCCACCCCGGTGGGAGCCAACCCGGACACCGAGCTGGTGGGAGTGAAGTACCTCCCCCCGCAGCTTGCCGCCGCCGACCTGGCCGTCAAGGCCGGACGGGTGCTGTCGGCAAAGAACGAGGACACGCTGCGCGAGGCCCTCGCCGCCTTGCAGACCAGCGCCTCGCAGATCAAGAACGTGCTTGCCGCCGTGACCAAGGACGAGGCGTCCAAGGCTGCCCCCGGCGAGACGACCGCACAGGAGAAGGCCAGCGGGGACGCACCGGCCAAGGACGAGGAGCCCACCGGGGCCAAGTCCGAGGAGCCCAACCGTCGCCCGTCCGTCGAGACCTGGGCAGCTCTCATCTCCCTTACTGACCTGGAAGGAACGAACGCATGAACGAGCTGCACATGCAGCGCGCTGCCGCCATCAAGGCCGCCCGCGACCTCGTGGACGGTGCCAAGGCTGCGGCACGCGAGCTGACCACCGAGGAGGTGACCACCATCGAGCAGAAGATGACCGAGGTGGCCACGCTCGACAAGCAGATCAAGGGCCGCGCGCTGGTGGACAGCGTGATGAGCCAGGCCACCGTCGAGGACGAGCCGGAGGACGAGGGCAAGGGCACCAACGCCAAGTCCCTGGGTGAGCACTTCGCCAAGTCCGTGGGACCGGACGGCTTCGGTCGGCTCAAGACCATCAGCGGCTACACCGTGAGCGCCCCGGAGTTCACCGGTGGTGCGAAGGCTGCCACCGACCCGCTGCTCACCACGCAGTTCCCGAACCTCAACCCCCTGGTGACGCAGATCGACCCCAACCCGGTGCGGGCCTTCCGGCCTGGCCCGGTGGTGGCCGACCTGCTCGGGTCCGGTGCGCTTGGTGGCAACACCAACGCCGTGACCTACTTTCTTGAGGGCACGCTGGAAGGCGACTTCGCCTTCGTGGCCGAGGGTGGGCAGAAGCCGCAGGTTCACCTCACCGACTACACCCCGCAGACCGACGCGCTGCGCAAGGTGGCGGCGTGGTGGGACAACAGCGACGAGATGGTCGAGGACCTGCCGTTCATGGTGTCCGAGATCAACAACCGGGGGCTGTACCGGCTGTCCATGTTCGAGGAGGCCGCGCTGCTGTCCGGCGCGGGCACCGGCTCCACGATCAAGGGTCTGCTCAACCGGTCCGGCATCCAGACCGAGGCCGCTGCCGACGCTGCGGACAACGCGGACGCGCTGTTCCGCTCCCTCACCAAGGTGCAGACCGCCACCGGCCTGACCGCCGACGGCATCGTCATCAACCCCCTGGACTACCAGAAGCTGCGGCTGGCCCGGGACGCCAACGACCAGTATTTCGGTGGCGGGTACTTCGCTGGCCAGTACGGCAACGGCGGCGTTCCCATGCAGCCTCCGCTGTGGGGTCTGCGCACCGTCGTGACCGCTGCTGTCGCGCAGGGCACCGCGCTCGTGGGTGCCTTTCAGCAGGCCGCGACCGTGTACCGGAAGGGCGGGGTGCGTGTCGAGTCCACGAACAGCGACCTCGGCAAGTTCACCAGCAACATCATCACGACCCGCATCGAGGAGCGCATCGCGCTCGCCGTGCGCGTCCCCAGCGCCGTCGTCAAGGTGACGCTGCTCTAGGTGGTCGGGGGTGGTGGGTGGGACCTACCGGAGTACCGGCACCCACCACCCCCTCCCGCCTGTCCCACCAACACCGGAAGGGCAACGCATGAAGGAGTACACCGTCACCATCGGCGGCATCGAGCACACCCTGCTCCTTGACGACGAGGACGCCGAGGCGCGCGGGGCCAAGCCCGTGCAGCACAAGGCATCCGTGCCCGCGAACAAGTCCCGTAGCACCGACACCAAGGCCAGGGACTGACGCATGGCTACCCCGGAGCTGGCCACCACGCTGGCCGAACCCACCGACCAGGACCGGCTATTGCAGGCCGAAGCCGTGGTGCGCAACTACTGCGGGTGGCACATCTCCCCGGTGCGCACCGACACGGTGTCCCTGCTGTGGCCGCAGGAGGACACCGCTGTGGTGCTGCCTACCCTGCGCCTGGTCGCGGTGACCGGCGTGGTGGACAGCGACGGCAACACGTTGGACCCCGGCTTCTACAGCAGCACCACGCAGGGCGTGCTCGTGCGCACCTACGCCTGGTCCCCGCTGCTGTACGGCTGGGGCTACATGACCGTGACGTTCACCCACGGCTACACCGAGGTGCCCGCCGACGTGACCGCTGCCGTGGTCAACCTGGCCAAGCGGCTGCGTGGGGGTAGCACCGCGCTGCTGTCCAAGACCATCGGCCCGTTCTCCGAGAGCTACACCCCGGACCTGCTCGGGCTGGACCGCTCGGTGCTCGACCGCTACAAGCTGCCCCCGAGGCCGTAGGTGGACGGCGAGCTGGTGCAGGTGCTCACCGCAGGCACCACCACCAACCCCTACAGCGATGAGCCGGTACCGAGCTGGGATGACCCGGTGGCGCGCGACGTGCTCACCCTGGCCCCACCGGAACCGCGCCCCAGCGACGAGCCGGTGCAGGACGCCCGTAACGCCGTCACCAGCGGCTGGACCCTCTACCTCCCCCCGGGTGACCCGATCACCGCGACCAACCGCGTGCGGGTGCGCGGCATCGACTACCCCGTGCAGGGGCCGCCGCAGGATTGGGGACCTGCGGGTGTCGTGGTGCAGGCCTACCGAACGGAAGGGTGACCCATGGCTGGCAGAAGCGTGCGCGTCAAGGTGGACACCGCAGGAATCGGCAAGCTGCTGCACAGCAACGAGCTGCGAGGGGAGCTGACCCGGCGCATGAGCCGCGTACTGGACCAGGCCAAGGCCACGGCCCCGGTGGTCAGCGGCGCGTTCAAGGACAGCATGCACCTGGAACAGGCCACCACTGACCGCGCCGTGGTGCGGGTCGTCGCGGACTCCCCGGACGCGCAGTGGGCCGAGGCGCACAGCGGCACGCTGGCCCGTGCCCTGGACGCGGCAGGGGGTAGCTAGTGGTCGTCGTGCAGCCGGACGTGGAGCTGTGGGCCACCAGGTGGCTCCGTGCAGCCCTCGCGGCTCGCGGGGAGCCCTACGCCGCCAACGTCTACGTATCCAACGCCGTACCGGCCCAGCGGCGCGACCGCATGGTGCTGCTGCGCAGGGACGGCGGGCTACGCCTGGACCTGCTGCGGGAAGCCGCGCGCCTGGGCGTGCAGGTGTGGGCAACCACGGACCAGGACGCTAGCGACCTTGCCCGCCTGGTGGCCGCGCTGCTGTGGTCCGCACCAGACGGGCAACCGGTGCTCAAGGTCACCCAACCCACCGGGGCCACCCCGGTAGCCGACCCATCGGGCCAGCCGCTGCGCTACATGACCTTCGAGGTCACCACGCGCGGCACCGAACAGTAACCACCCCGCACCGCCCCGGCGTGGGGGTCTACCGGCGCACACCGCCACACAAGGAGAAGCAACATGGCAACTAACTCTGCCCTCGTGCGCGTGGCCGTGACCGGCGCTGTCTCGGTCGGAGCCACCACCGCAACCGCCCCCACCGGTACGGCCAGCGCGCTGACCGGCTTCAACGACCTGGGCCTGGTCGGCGAGGACGGGGTGACCGAATCGCGTGGCCGCTCCACCAACGACATTAAGGCCTGGCAGGGTGGGCAGACCGTCCGCACGGTGGTGACCGACGCGACCCTGACCTACCACTTCACCCTCCTGGAAACCAAGAAGGAGACGGTGGAGCTGTACTACGGGTCCGACGTGACGCAGACCGCCACGGAAGGGTCGCTCACGGTGGTTCCGTCCAGCACGGGTGGGCGCAAGTCCTTCGTGCTGGACGTGGTGGACGGCTCCGAGCTGCTGCGCGTGTACGTCCCACAGGGGGAGGTCACCGAGGTGGGTGACCGCGTGTACGCCAACGGCGACCCCATCGGTTACGAGTGCACCCTGACCGCCTACAACGACGCCACCCTGGGTGGCTCGGCCAAGGTGTGGGCCACCGCGCTCAAGACGGCGGCGTAGCCGCACACCGACCACCGGGGTGGGAGCCTGCGCGGACTTCCACCCCGGTGCTTACCCCGTCCGCGCGCACCAGGAAGGCACGCGCATGCCCCCGAAGAAGAAGCAACCCCAAGACCATCGGCCCAAGCAGACCGGCGACGACGTGGCGGTGTTCAGCCCTACCCCGGTCAACACCTACACGTTCACCTGGGAGGACACCGAGTACCACCTGCCCGCTGCGGCAAGCGCCGTGGACAAGGTGTCCGGTCGCGCACTGCGCGATGCGTACATGGACGGCGAGGCCGGTCAGATGCGCCTGGCGCTGACCATGCTGGAACTGGTGGACGCCGACCCTGGCGCGCTGGACGCGCTGTACGACATGCCCGGACCGGTCATGCTGCAACACATCGCGGCGTGGATGGAGGTCGAGCCCGTCGAGGGCGAGCCAGGCCTGGGGGAATCCTTGCGCTAGTCGGGCTCATGACCGAGCACCGGGCGGCGTTCGAGTACGACTGGCGCAACCGCTTCCACCTACCGCTGACCGTGGTGGGCGACACCATGAGCTACGGGGAGGCCGGACGCCTGGCCAGCCTGCTGGGGCGCGACCCCAGCTCGCAGGTGGCAGCAGCGCGGGAAGGGTGGCCCGCCCCGCATACCCGCGAATGGTTCCTGCTGGCCGACCTGTTCGACCTGACGCACCACGGGCTCGCCCGACACCCCAAGCCCTACCCCCGCCCGCAGCGAGCTGGCCAGCGCATGGGCCGCACCACCCTGGACCGGCGCAAGGTGCTGGCAATCCTCAACGCACACGGACACGACTTCGGAGGTGACTGACCATGGCTGAGGTTGCACAGGCCTACGTGTCCCTGATGTTCTCGGCCAAGGGGGCCACCGACCAGATCACCAAGGAGGTCGCGGGCGCGTCGGCCAAGGCCGGGGCAGCGGGAGGCAAGGAAGCCGGGAAGCGCTTCCACTCCGGCATGATCCCCGGGGTAGCCAAGATCGGTGCGGCGCTTGGTGGTGCGTTCGCGGCCACCAAGGTGGTGGACTTCTTCAAGGACAGCGTGGGGGAGGCCCGCGAAAGCCAGAAGGTCGGTGCGATCACCGCCAACGTCATCAAGACGACCGGTGGTGCGGCCAACGTGACCGCCAAGTCCGTGGGCAACCTGGCTACCGCGATCAGCAACAAGACCGGCATCGACGACGAGGCCGTGCAGTCGGCCAGCAACCTGCTGCTGACCTTCACCAACGTGCGCAACGAGACCGGCAAGGGCAACAAGGTCTTCGACCAGGCCACGCAGGCGGCCACCGACATGGCAGCGGCCATGGGCAAGGAGCCCAAGTCCGCAGCGATCCAGCTTGGCAAGGCGCTCAACGACCCGGTGAAGGGCATCACCGCCCTATCCAAGGTGGGGGTGTCGTTCACCGAGCAGCAGAAGAAGCAGATCGGCACCATGGTGAAGAACAAGGACACCCTGGGTGCCCAGAAGCTGATCCTTGGTGAGCTGAACAAGGAGTTCGGGGGGACCGCTGCTGCCAGCTCGACGGCTGGCGAGAAGATGAGCACGGCGTGGGCCAACACCAAGGAGCAGGTGGGCACCTACCTGCTCCCGGTGATCGACAAGGTGGAAGGCGTCATCACCGGCAAGGTGCTGCCCGCCGTTTCCAAGTTCATGTCCGGCATGCAGAACGGCACCGGACCGGGTGGCCGGTTCGCGGACGTGATGGGCCGGGTCAAGGACGCCTTCGCTGCTGCTGCACCCGTCATCGGCAAGGTGCTGGGCTTCCTGGCGCAGAACAAGGCGGTCGTGGCCACCTTCGCAGGGATCATCCTGACCGTGGTGGCAGCGGTGAAGGTGTGGACCGCTGTGCAGGCAGCGCTGGACGTGGTGCTCAACGCCAACCCCCTTGGACTGCTGGTGATTGCGATTGCAGCCCTAGCTGCGGGGGTGGTGTACGCCTACAAGCACAGCGCCAAGTTCCGCTCCATCCTGGACACCGTGTGGGGTGTGGCCAAGAAGGTCGGCAGCTTCCTGGGCAACGTGTTCGTGGGCTACCTGCACATCCTGGCCAAGACGTGGCTCACCGTGGGCATCGTCGGCGTGCACGCCCTGCGCACGCTGCTGTCCGCTGCCTTCAAGGTGTTCGGTGGCATCCTCAACGCAGCGGCCAAGGGTATGGGATGGATTCCCGGCATCGGCCCCAAGATCAAGCGGGCAAGGGATGCGTTCAACACCTTCGGTGACAACGTGACCAGCAAGCTGCGCGGCGTGGAGGACAAGCTGCGCGGCGTGCGGGACGGGATCGACGGCATCAAGTCCAAGAACGTCACGGTCGGGGTCAACGTGCACTTCCAGCAGACCGGCACAGCTAGCGCAGCGGTAGCGGCCAAGCACGCGGGCGCGACCGGTGGCTACCAGCCCCGTGCCGGTGGTGGGGCGGTGGCACGTCACCGGCTGTACCTGGTCGGGGAGAACGGGCCGGAGCTGTTCAGCCCCGGCTCCAACGGCAGCATCGTGCCGAACCACCGGCTGGCCTACAGCAACGTGACCCCGCTGGCCGAGCAGCAGCGCGGCAACCGGCGCGTGCAGCTCGTGGTCGGGGACCAGGTGTTTGACGCCTACGTGCGCGACGTAGCCGACAACAGGGTCAAGGCGCACCGTGGCCACGCCGCCACCGTAGGGAGGATGGGGTGACGCTCCTCAAGTCCGGGTCGGCTACGTGGGTGGACAGCACCAAGCCGTCGCTCACCCACGGTGCGCAGGCACAGCTCAAGCTCGTGTCCGGCGCGGCCTACGGGTTCATCCAGGTGGGCCTGCCCGCCGACCTGCACAAGGGTGCGACCGTGGCCAGCGCCAAGCTGCGCATCGCGCAGGTGGGCACCACGGCCAGCAGCCGCACGCTCACCGTGCAGCGGGTGTCTGCCAAGTGGCTGCTGTCCAAGCTGACCTGGAACAACAAGCCCGGGGTCACCGGGTCTGCCGTGGCGGTGACGCAGGGTGGTGGCCCGGACGGCAACGTGTGGGAGTTCGACGTAACCGCCGACGTGCAGCTCATGGCCAACGGCACCGCCAACTACGGTTGGCGCATTACCTCCGCGCAGGCCAGCGCCCTGTTCGTGCGAGGCTTCACGGCCAGCAAGTGGAAGCCCGTCCTGGACGTGAGCTACAGCTACGCGCCACCGACCCCCACCAGCCTGCACCCGAGCAGTGGTGCGGTGTCCATCACCAAGCCGGTGCTGACCTACGACGCCGGGGACACCGCGACACAGCAACGCATCCAGGTGGACCCTGCGGGCAACGGCACCGCACCGGTCTTCGACACCGGGTGGGTGGCCACCACCGTGGAGGAGTACGACCTGTCCACCAGCACCTACGCAGGGCTGGCCCTGGGGGCATCCACGCAGTGGCGCGTGCAGGTCAAGAACGTAGCAGGGCTTACGTCTGCCTGGTCGGCGTGGGTGTCGTTCAACCGCGTGGCCAAGCAAGTGCTCACCGTCACCCAGCCCCCGGCCACGGTGTACGAGCCGACCCCGCCGTTCACCTTCACCATGCCGGACTTGCAGCGCAGCCAGGTGCTGATCTACGACCCGGCCAACCCGAGCAAGGTGCTGCACGACAGCGGTGTGCGCACGGACACGGTGGGCAGCTACACGCCGAACAAGGACGTGTTCACCAAGGACGACACCACCTACACCTACCGGGTGCGCGCCTGGGACAGCGTGGACCGGGAGCAGACCAGCGGTGACACCAGCTACGTGCAGGTGGTCGGCACCACCACGCTGTCCGGGGACGACACCATCGCGGCTGTCACCAACCTGGTGGCCAGTGTGGCCAGCCCAACCCCATGGGTGGACGTGTCCTGGTCGCGCACCAACCAGCCGGACGGGTGGGCGATCTACCGCGACGGGGTGCGCGTGCACACGGCCAGCACCGGTCTTGAGCTGCTGGTCGCCGGGACGACCTACTCCTGGCGCGACCAGACCGCCGCACCGAACCGCAAGCATTCCTACAAGGTGCAGCCGGTGGTCAACAGCGTGACCGGCAAGGGTGGCCCCACCGCGTACGTCACCCCCACGGGTGCAGGGGTGTGGCTGCTGGACCCGGACACCGGCACGGAAGTGGTGCTGTGGGGCGACGACGGCGGCGATTGGGAGTACGGGGAGGACACGCAGACCTACCTGCCCATCGGGGCCAGCGCACCCGTGCTCGTCACGACCAGCATGCGCGGCCTGGAAGGCTCCTGGTCCGGGGAGCTTGCCGAGGTGCCGTCCCTGCCGAACTACGGCGTGGACAGCATGGAGGCCAACCTGTACCTGCTCAAGGCCGACCCGGCCAGCGTGGTGCGCCTGGTGGCCGGGGACCTCAACATTCCCGTGTACCTGTACGAGATCACGCTCGCGCCGGACCCGGCCAGCAAGGGTGGGGACCGGGTGGTGGCCGTGGCCTTCTCGTTCGCGCAGGCCGACGAGCTGCCCTACACGGCGGTGCTGTAGCCGTGCAGACGTTGGGCTTGAGCAAGACCGACCGGGCCACCTACCTGGCCGCGCTGTCGCACAGCTACGTCATGGGCACTGAGCTGCGCGTGCTCACCCTGGACGGCACGCTGGTGACCAACATCAAGCCCGCCATGCAGGACGGGCAGGTCAACATCGACACCAGCGGCGACGTGACCCGCAGCGCGACCATGACGTTCCAGGACCCCGGGGCCAGCTTGCAGTTCAGCCCGGACAGCCCGGGCGATGGTGCGGTGTACTTCAACAACATGGTCCAGGTACGGGTGAGCGTCTACGTCGAGGCGCTGGGGGACACGGTGACCTGCCCGGTGTTCACCGGCCCGATAGTCAAGTTCGACCGCACCGGGGACCTGGTGAGCCTGGAAGCCCAAGGCAAGGAGTCCTTCGGGCTCAACGGGTGCCCCACCTTGACGCTGCGCAAGGGCCACAACGCCGTAGACGCGATCCACGACATTCTGTCCATGCGCACGGGGGAGACGAAGTTCTCCCTGCCGCAGGGCAACACGCGGCGGCTCCCCAGCGACGTGCACGCGAGCTGGGACGACGACCACCAGCCCTGGAAGGTGTGCAAGAACATCGCGGCCAGCCTGGGCATGCAGCTCTACTACGACGGGGCAGGGGTGTGCAGGCTGCGTGACCTTCCTGGCGCACCCGTCTACACCTTCCGTGACGGCGACGGCGGGAACATCACCGCACCCGTGGCCGTCTCCCACGACAAGACCGAGCTGCGCAACCAAGTGCACGTCGTGGGGAAGAAGCCAGCGCACCAGGCCACGGCGAACCTGCCGGACTGGCACCCGGCCAGCTCCTGGAACCTGCGCCGCAACGGCCACCGCACCTACCTACGCGTGTCCATCCAGGACAACAAGATCGGGAGCACGTCGGCAGCGAAGGCGCGTGCGAACAACGTGCTGGACCAGTACCTGCGCTTGCACTTCGGTTGCACGTTCAGCGCGCTGCCGGTGTTCCCCCTCGAAGAGCTTGACCTGGTGCACATCAGCACCGACCAGTACACGAGCAGCGAGCGACTGCGGCAGGCCTCCTTCCCGATCACCGGGGGGGACATGACGTTCGGCTACACCGACGTGGTGTCCGCAGCCAAGCACCCGAGGAGGCGTCCGTGACGTACGGCACCATCACAGCCGTAGAAGCCGCCAACCTGGGCAGCGAGCTGGTGGCCGACGCCGTGGTAGGGGCCACCGTGCTGGCCGTGGACTACGTGGGCGACTTCGACGAGGACGGTGGTTCGCTGCTGCTCAACGGGGCAACGCTGAGCTACAGCACCGTGGACGTGGACGCCAACACCATCACGCTGTCCGTTGGCATCGCTGCGGCGGCCAGCGTGGGCGACCCGGTGCAGGTGGTGGAGGCTGGGTCCCCAGCGGTCGAGTGGCTTGCCCACGTGGCCCTTGCCGAAGGTGAGGGCGACGGTGGCGGCGACACGTCGGACACCGTGGCTGCCGTCATTCCCACCGCGCTGGTCGGCTACTTCCCGGAGGGCACCTACGACGAGCCGGTTCCGGTGGAGGTGCAGACCAACGGGGACACGTTCGTGGTGGTGACCCAACCGCAGCAGCCCCCCACCTTCTCCGGTGCCCTGCTGGACCCCAGCACCGTACCCACCCCACACGACGGCGTGGTGCCCGGAGCTGTTGGCACGGCGATCACCCTGGGTGGCCTGGGGCTGATCTTCGTCAAGTGGTCCCCGGTCACCCTGAACGCGCTTGGTGGTCCGCAGGTGGACCCGGTGCGCTACCGCGTGCACGTGTCCACCACCAACCCGGTACCCATCAACGACACCACCCTGGTGGCCGACACGGGCGGCACCCTGGCCGTGGTCAAGGCGCTGGCCAACGGCACGGAGTTCTCCTACGACACCAGCTACTACTTCGCCGTGGAGGCCTACGACGAGGACGGTAGGGGAGCGGCCAGCCCCTCGGTGTCCGGGGCCATGGACCGCACGGCCAGCGGGGACCTAGCTGCACAGTCGGTCACCGCCGCACAGCTCGCGGGCATCCTCGTGCTGGGCTCCACCATCAGCACTCGGGGCATGGACGCGGACGGCAACCTCACCGGGGCCGGGCTCGACCTCACCCCGGACGGGTTGTTCTCCTACGACTCCACGGGGGGGAAGCGCGTCGAGCTGCCCAACACCGGCACCTACGTGTTCCGGGGTGACGCGGAGATTGACCACCTGACCGTGCAGACCCTCACCACCTTGCAGGCAACGGTTCTGGCGCAGGGTGCCACGTTGACCATGGCCACCGGGGTGACCGCACCAAACAACCCCCCCACCGTCACCATCGGCTACTCCAACACGCAGCACACCGACGACGGGTATTGGGCCAACCGCTACGGCCTGGCCTATGACGGCACGTACTGGTACACGCACCGCACCAGCGGCGGCGGGGCGGTCTATTGGGAGCAGTGGACCGCAGCGGGCAAGCTCAACGCCTTCTACAAGAACTATGGCTCCTGGGGCACCACCACCACCGACACGCAGGCCTTCGGGGTCACCTACGCCAACGGCAAG